TTCAACAACGGCATCATCAATGGAATGATCTAATGCCAAGCCCAGCCAAGCCCGGCTTGTACGCCAACATCCAAGCCAAGAGGGCACGCATAGCCTCTGGCTCGGGTGAGCGTATGCGCCAGCCCGGCGACAAGGGCGCACCCAGCAAGGCTGACTTTGACGAGTCGGCCAAGACCGCTAAGGTCGGCCTCATCAAGAGGGCGATGAAGTGAAGAGCCCCGCTTGGCAACGCAAAGAGGGCAAGTCGCCATCCGGCGGTTTGAACGAGAAAGGCCGCGCCAGCGCGAAGGCTGAGGGCATGAACCTCAAAGCCCCAGTCAAAGCCGGCGACAATCCTCGCCGTGCTTCCTTTTTGGCGCGCATGGGCAACATGCCCGGCCCTGAACGCAAAGACGGTGAGCCAACGCGCTTGCTGCTGAGTCTCAATGCTTGGGGTGCCAGCAGCAAAGCTGACGCCAAGGCAAAGGCCAAAGCGATCAGCGCGCGCAACGAAGGCCTTGTGCGGGGAGCAATGAAAAATGGCAAGTAGACGAAACCCAAGTCGCAACGCCGACTTAGCCGGGGCGCCGCCAAAGCTGGCGACCATGGACGATCTGGCGATTCCGACAGCGGCCAAGACAGGCCGTGCTCACCCTGTGAGCAAGAGCGCCAGCACGAGCAGGGCGCCACATCGAATCAACCTTCGTGCTGTTGCAGAAGCCTGCATCGAAGAGGGGCTCGATCCTGCGGTGGAGATCGCCAAGGCCTTGAAGGCGACGATCCCAATGATGCGCAGCGGCGTGCCAGTGCTTGACGACAAAGGCAAGAACATCATGATTCCCCTGCTTGACGTTGACACGCGCATGCGAACGCTCAATGAGTTTCTGCAATACACGCAACCAAAGCTGAAAAGCGTTGAGGTCAAGATGTCCGGCACGCTGGACCTGACCAGTGAGCAGCTGGACAACCGGCTGAACATGTTGCTTGCGAAGGCTGCGAGATGATCCAACTTGACCGCATAGACACTACGCTGTTGGACGAGGACGAGAAGCGCGAGCTGTACGAGCTGCTGCGCTTGAAGGACATCAGGGCCAAGCGCAACCGCTTGAAGACCTACGCGCCCTACAAGAAGCAGATCGACTTTCACAATGCTGGTGCTGACTTCCGTGAGCGCTTGTTCATGGCAGGCAACCAGCTTGGCAAGACGTGGGCCGGGGCCTTCGAGGTCGCGATGCACGCAACGGGCCGCTACCCATCGTGGTGGAAGGGCAAGCGATACAACTACGCCATTCGGTGCATGGTTGGATCCGAATCGGCCGAGCTGACCCGCAAGGGTATTCAGCGTTTGCTGCTCGGGCCCCCAGAGATGCGCGAGGAGTGGGGCACAGGCGCCATTCCGTTTGACTGCGTGCGCGACACCAGCATGAAGCAGGGCGTGCCCGATGCGGTCTCAAGCATTGTGGTCCGCCACGAATGTGGCGAAGACAGCGTGATCCAGTTCAACAGCTACGACCAAGGCCGCACCAAGTGGCAGGCCGACACTGTGGATCTGGTGTGGTTCGACGAAGAGCCACCACTGCCAATTTACTCTGAGGGCTTGACTCGTACGCAGGCAACAGCCGGTCAGGTCTTCGTGACCTTTACGCCGTTGCTCGGCATGTCCGAAGTGGTCAAGCGGTTCTTGCTGGAGAAACCAGCAGGGTCCAACGTGACCAACATGACGATCAGCGATGCCGAGCACTACACGCCCGAGCAGGCTGCAGCGATCATTGCCAGCTACCCTGAGCACGAGCGCGAAGCACGGGCCAAGGGCATTCCCATTTTGGGATCTGGTCGTGTGTTTCCCGTGGTTGAAGAAGCTATCAAAATTCGGGCCTTCCCGATCCCGCCACACTGGGCGCGCATTGCGGCGATTGACTTCGGTGTCGATCACCCTACCGCCGTCGTGTGGATGGCTTGGGACAAGGACAGCGATACGCTCTACGTGACCGACTGCTACAGACGCAGCGAGCCCGGCATTGCTGGCCACTCGATGGCTGTGCGTGCACGAGGCGAGTGGGTGCCGATGGCTTGGCCGCATGACGGCTTGCAGCGCGACAAGGGTGGCAGCGGTGAGCAGCTGGCCAAGCAGTACAAGGACCAAGGCTTGAACATGTTGCCCAACCGGGCTACGTTTGAGGACGGCAGCAACGGCGTCGAGGCCGGCCTGTCCGAGATGCTGACACGCATGCAGACCATGCGCTTGCGCGTGTTCTCTCACTTGGAAGACTGGTTTGAAGAATTTAGGCTGTACCACCGCAAGGACGGTATGGTCGTTAAAATCAGCGATGACTTGATGTCGGCAACGCGATACGCCATGATGATGCGTCGCTTTGCCAAGACTCAAGAAGAAGCCGAGGGCCGCATGCGTTCTAGCCGCATGGCCCCGACGCTTCAGTCCAACATATTCGACCCAGTCACTGGGTATTGATTAACCTTAACTGAGGAAATTCTCATGGCTACTATTGCAGCAACAATTGATCGCGATTCAATCCCCGGCGCCGTCTTGGCTACGTGGGCCGCTATGGCTACCGGCGACGTCGGGGCTGGCGTGCCTATCGCTTACTCAGCCGATTTGACCGGCCAAGCTACCGGCACCTTTGGCGGCGCTACGATTACGTGGCAAGGCTCCAACGACAACACAAACTGGCATCCTTTGACTCGACGCTCTGTCGGGACCGATATGGCTTTCACTTCGGCCGCTGTGCACACAGTTAACGAGAACCCAGCGTGGATTCGCCCCGCAGTGACCGGCGGCACAAGCGTTGCAATCAAAGCCATTGCGGCTATCCACGCACGCTACGCCAAAGCGCCCTACTAAGCTGAGGACTGAACCCCATGGAAATCCAACCACAACAAGTCGACGTCGAAGTCGAATACGAAGACGAAGAAGAGAAGCTGCGCAAGAAGGCTGAGAAGCTACAGTCTTTCGGTGCTTCGCTTGGTGGCCAGCGCGACGAATGGATTCGTTCGCGCGGTTCCTACGGCGTCGACAAGCGTTGGATCGAAGACGAGGATCAGTACAACGGCAAAGACAACATAGCCAAGGCGGCCAGTCAGATGATGACCAGCGTGGAGCAGGGCTACCCTGTGACCACGCAGATGGCCAAGCCCCACCGCTCGACGGTGTTCATTGGCATGACGCGCCAGAAGACCAATGCTGCCGAGGCCCGCCTTGCAGACATCCTGCTGCCAACCGACGATCGCAACTGGGGCATCCAGCCTACGCCGGACCCACAGTTGATGGGCATGAGCAAAGACAACAAAGCGGCCATGGACCAACAAGGCCAGCCGGTCATGGGCGAAGACGGGCAGCCAGCCCGCGTGCGTGACGTTGTCAAGGCTGTGCTTGAGATGGCCAACAAAAAAGCCGAGGCTATGCAGACCGAGATCGAAGATCAGCTGGTCGAATGCAACTACAACGGCGAGCTGCGCAAGATGATCCACGACGCCGCTGTGCTTGGCACCGGCGTGGTTAAAGGCCCGATCGTCACCAACCGCACACGCAAGGCTTGGCAGCCAATCACCGACAGCACAGGCCAAACGGTCCATCAAGTCGAGATCGTGCAAGAGATCAGCCCTGCCTCATTCCGCGTTGACCCGCGCAACGTATGGCCAGACCCCGGTTGCGGTGAGTCGGTGCACAACGGCAAGGGCATCTACGAGCGCGAACAGATTACAGCCAAGCAGATCCGCGACCTTGCCAAACAGCCCGGCTTCCTGAAAGCCCAGCTGCGCAAGGTGCTGGAAGAAGGACCTAAGCAGTCCGCCACGTTGCGCGAGTTGACCGACGAAGACCAGCGCGACATGACGCGCCTGACCTATGAGATGTGGACCTATTGGGGTGAAGTCGATCACGACGACCTTGAGGCTTCAGGCGTTGACGTAGGCGAGAAGGACGAGCTGCGCACCGTCAGCGCGTGCGTCGTCATGATCAACAACACCGTGGTCAAAGCGTTCCTGAACCCGCTGGAAGGTGGCGACATACCTTACGACTTCTACGTCTGGGAAAAAGTTGCTGGCACGATCTGGGGCTACGGTATTCCGTACCTCATGCGCTCACAGCAGAAGGTCCTGAACGCAGCATGGCGCCAGATGATGGACAACGCTGGCGTGTCCAGTGGCCCACAGATCGTCATCAAGCCCGGCGCCATTCAGCCAGCGGACAAGCAGTGGCAACTGTCAGCCCGCAAGATCTGGTACGCAACCGACGACATCGACGACGTGCGCAAAGCGTTTTCAACCTTTGAGTTCAATTCGCATCAAAACGAATTGGCCGGCATCATCAAGATGGCCACCGAGCTGGCAGACGCCGAGACTGGCGTGCCTACGATCATGCAGGGTGAGAAGGGAGCAGCGCCAGACACTGTCGGTGGCATGCAAATGTTGATGAACAGCGCCAACGTGGTTTTGCGCAGGCTCGTCAAACAGTTTGACGACATGGTCACCAAGCCCCACATCCGCCGGTACTACGACTACAACATGATGTACAACGAGGACGAAGAGATCAAGGGCGACTTCACAATCGACGCCCGTGGCTCAAGCGCCTTGGTAGTCCGTGACATCCAGAACCAGTCGTTCTTAAACCTGCTTGCCGCCGGGGCCAACCCGATCTACGGCATGTACCTCGATACGCAGAAGCTGTTTGAGAAAGCCTTGCAGGCCCAGCACATCGACCCAGCCGAAGTGTTCAAGCCCGAAGAAGAGATCGAACAGATCAAGGAAGCACAGAAGCAGGCAGCAGCCCAAGGCCCCGCGCCTGACCCAGCTATGGCCGTGGCTCAAGTCCGCGCGCAGGCTGAGATGCAGAAAGTCCAGATGCAGAATCAGGGCGACTTGCAAGAGCTGCAAGTGCGCCAGCAGATAGCTGCGCAAGAGGCCGACTTGCACATCATGCAGCTGGAGATGACACGCGAGATCGAGATGCTGAAGCTGTCCAACTCACAGAACATTAGCCTTGAGAAGATCAAGGCTCAACTGGCCGACACCGCCATGAAGGAGCGCAGCCGTAAAGAGCTGTTTGCTGCTGAGCGCGATCTGGCTTTAAAGACTGGCTCAGGAATCTAAGGGGAACAAAACATGACACCAAATGAAGCAGCCGAACTAATGCGGTCGCAGGTCGGCGGTGTACCAACATCAGAATTTGATGCTGGTGGTGGATACGCTGCCGTAAAAGCATTGGCCGCAAAAAACACTACAGGCTATGAGGCGGGTGTCCGAACCGTGGCGGACATGACAAAGTACGCACCCAATGACAAGGTCGTAAGGTTTGAACCCGGTGGGCAAGAGGGACAGGGCGAAACCTTTTATGCAAGCGGCAACTCTGCGACTGGCGGGGCGGCAACAGCGGCAGCTAATTCGACCGTTGGGTACAGCGGCTTAACTGGGGCTAAACCTAAAGACGGCATGGATTTGAGAACGTTGGTAGAGAAGTCAACCGGACAAAAAATCGACAACTACTTTTACGATCAGAGCAACCCAAATTACGCAACCAATCAGGCAGCGCTTTCCCGCGCCAGCAACGCCATGTACGGCGACGTTGGCGCCAACATAGACGCCCGTGATTGGACTGCCATCATGGCGGCCAAGGATCCGCTTAAAGCTGCGGAAGACGCGCTTAAAGCCATGTACAACGACAAGGCGTATTTGGCTGCAAACACTGATCACGTACTAGCCCAAGGTTATTTGCCGGAACAAGCTGACCACACGTACAAGCAAATGGCCGGTCGTGTCGGTTCAACTTACGACGCCAATTGGTCTAAGGGTACAAAGTACGAAGGTAAATACGATACGGCTTCGTACCTCAACAACGTAAAGAATTTATCGGGCGACGCCCTTGCCGCGTACGAGAATAATCTTTGGAACAAGTGGGGCGGCAATCCAAAACTCAACGCATCCAAGGGTGTAGTTGACGCCGGCACTAGCGCAAACTCAACCTTTGTGCCTGTTATGACTCCCGGCCAGATTACCGGAACCAGTAACACAACGCCCGGCGCTACAATTAACGCGGGCGGCAGCACTGTTACTGGCGGCGGAAGCAGTGGAACCAGCACAGTCACCCCCGGCAGCACAAGCAGCCCCGGCTTGATTGCGGCTGCTTCGTCAGGCAGTACGCCTACAACGGCTGGCTCGATCGCTTCGGCCACCACGCAGACCGCGCCAACAAACCTCAACACCCCAACGGCGTCAGGCGGCGCGGGCTTGGTGACCGGGGCCAACACCCTTAGCCCCGGGACGTTTAACATATCCAACACATCGACAGGCAATGTCAATAGCGGGGGTTTAATTTCGGGCGTGGCACAACAGCTGTCTACGCAAAACGCACAAGCTGGTTTGCCTACAGGCGTGACTCCAAAGATTGGGGTAATGGGCTACAACACTGGCGCCGAGAGCATCACAGGTTACAACCCCTACGGTTTTACCGGAGCAAATACCGCAACAGGCACCTCACAAAACTGGTACAACTCTAAAACCGGTCAACGTTACACCGCCCCCGCCGGTACGTGGGCGCCACCTAGCGCGGACTGGGCTAAAGTATGAGCGTTCTTGCGCGGGATCTCGACGCGTACAACCGCGCCTTGCAGGCCTACCAGCGAAAGGTTGGCACGTTTAACAAGGGCGTGGACCAGTACAACGCAAGCGTCATGAAAGATCCTGCCGGGAACACCTATGTTTACGGCGGTGAATACGACCCCCTAGGGCCAAACAGCGGTCAGTTTTATACGGCCGATAAAACGTCGGGTAATCTTAGCGAAGCAACTGCGCCCGCTGGCTACGCCGGAATGACCGGGATTCCTGACAGCCCCGGGTACTCAATGCTAAGACAGAACCCGACCGGCAAGGAAACAAAAATATTTACCGGTGCTATTAAAAGTGGTGGCGGAACTGACCGCTTTGGTAATCCGCAACCTGAGTATTTCTACATACCGGGAGAACCAAGCCCCGACGGCTTGTCAACATCAAAGCGACTTGATGCCAGCAAGGTTCGCGTGGTTGGTCAAACGGAAGGCCAAAGAAGTGGAATGGGCGGCGGCAGCAACCCAACGTACACGATTGAGTACGACATAAACAGTTTTCAAGACAAGCCGGGTGAGTGGACCGAAACCTTTGACAAAACGGCGCCGGATCCAACCAAGGCTCAAGTTGCCCAAGCTGTTCGACCTTCGTTGGCTGAGCAAGAAGCTGGGCTTATTGGTGAGGTCATTAAAGGTAAAGGACTTAAGACTGGCTCCGGCGGGCTGATCGGCAGCCGGATGGCGGCAGACGACTCCGCAACTACTGATCCAGATGCAGTCGACGTTGTTAAAATTGACAGCGGCGGCGGAAAACCCGGCACAAAAACGCCCGTTATGGTGCGCTAAAAATGAATAAATTTATTTGTTGCGTATTGCCCACAGTTTGGTATAGAATTTCTTCGGGCGAAGTGCGCCCAAAATTTACCAAAGTCAGCCATTGAGCTGGCTTTTTTTATGACTGATTACTCATCAAGCACATGGCATCAATTGCGCAAGTGGGCGGAAGCCCAACTTGAACAAGCCAGAACAAAGAACGACGCTGTCGCGCTCTCCGACAACGAGACAGCTGCGTTGCGTGGTGAGATACGCATGCTAAAAAGATTTCTCGACTTGCCTAATGCGGCAACTCGGGGTGTGGTGGTCGAGCCGGATTAACGTCCCGCTTGGCCTTTTTAGTGGGCTGTTGAAAGACGGCCTTTATTTGGAGAGCAAAAGTGGAAGAAAACCAACTGTCTTCGGAAGAAGCGCAAAACCTATGGGATGAAGAGGCATCTAAGCTGACTGCCGACGGTGATACGTCCGCAACTGAGCTTTTAGCCACCGCGCCGGAAACGCCGCAGGACTTTGAACCAGAACAAGCGCAAATCGAACCGGAACAGCCGGAAGATCCTCTTGCCGGGCTATCTTTAACGGTCCGTGCCAAATTGGCGCAGATCGATGATTTAGCACAGGCAAATGCTCAACTGCTGCACCATGTCAAAACGACCGAGGGTCGCGTGGCAGCGATGCAACGAGAAGCTCAGCAGGCACGTCAAGCAGCAATGCAAGAAGCGCCTACGCAGACAGCTATCACCAGCGCCGCCAAGAACCCAGAGAAGTGGGAGCAGCTCAAGCAGGATTTCCCCGAGTGGGCAGGAGCGATGGAGGAATACGTCGCATCGAAGGTGGGAGGCCAGCAGCAGCAACAAGTTTTGACACCCGAACAGGTGGCAGGCTATGTGCAGCAGCAGGTCGCACAAACCCGCGCTGAGATGGGGCGCCTCATGGAAGAAGCGCGAATTGAAGGTAAGTACGAGAACTGGCGCGATACGGTCAACACGACTGAATTCGCGCAATGGTTTACCGTGCAGTCACCTGAGACTCGGGCCCTCGCTGACAGCTCGGCAGCTAGAGACGCGATCAAGATGCTTGACTTGTTCAACACATCTAAATCGGTTTCGGCTACGGACATCAGGCAAGAGCGCGGAGCACGTCTCGCTGCAGCCGCGACAACTCGAACTGGCCAGACACCGCCGCCTAAAACACTTGGCGACATGTCCCCAGCAGAACTGTGGAACTACGAAGCCAAGAAACGTGAGCGAGAGCTCAAAGAACGCGGCTACTAAATCAATTTTCAGAAAAGGAAACTAGACCATGTCTATTCAAAATTACGGCACCGTAGCATCGCGAAATTTAATCCGCGCTGCTCAAGGTATGCTTGAACACGCACAGCCCATCACTGTTTTGGGCGACTTCGGTACTCAACGCGAGATGCCCCAGAATTCGACAGACACCTTGGTGTTCCGTCGTACTCTGCCTTTTGGCGCCTCTACTACAGGTACAACAATCGAGAACTCTTCTCGCTATGTTGGTACTCCTGACATCACCGCTTCCAACTTCGTGTTGGCAGAGGGTGTGACACCTAACGCAAACACGATCTCTTTCCAAGACGTGTCTGTCCAGTTGCAACAATATGGCGTGCTGTTCAAGTACTCCAGCAAAGTTGAGCAGCTGTATGAAGATGACATCCCCGGCGAAATGGTCAAGCTCACAGGCGAGACTCTGGCTGAGGTGATGGAGATGGTTCGTTACGGCGTGTTGAAGGCTGGCTCTACTGTGATTTACGCAAACGGTTCTAGCCGCTCTGCGATCAACACAGCGATCAGCTTGAACGCAATTCGTAAAGCAGCTCGTACGCTTGAGTCCAACCGTTCACGCCGCGTGACCAGCCGTCTGGCTCCCGGTGTCAACTTCGGCACCCGCGCTGTGCAGCCTGCATACGTTATCTTCTGCCACACTGACGCTGTCAGCGACATCCGTAACTTGCCCGGCTTCACCCGCGTGGAAGAGTACGGTTCATTCAAGCCAATCCATGACCGCGAAATCGGCGCTTGCGAAGACTTCCGTTTCATCAGCTCACCCCTGTTGAAATCCTTTGCTGCTGCTGGTTCTGCAACCTTGAACGGCATGTTGTCTGTTGGCGCTGCTAACGTTGACGTGTATCCCTTCATCATCATTGGTGAAGACTGCTGGGGCCAAGTTGCTCTCAAGGGCATGTCTGCCATCAAGCCTGTGGTCCTCAAAGCATCACAGACCAACCACGCCAACCCATTGGGCCAATTCGGCTACGTGGGCGCTTCTACATGGTTCGCGACTGTGCGTTTGAACGACGCCTTCATGGCCCGTATCGAAGCCGGTGTGACCGCTCTGTAATGGACTAGCTGGGACGCAAGTCCCAGCGTCTTAACTTAAAGGACATCACCATGCAATCAAACTACTGGAAACTTCTAAACGAAGACCGTTTGAACGATGTATCCGCACTGTCTGTCACGGCTCCTATCTTGGGTCCCGTTGCAAACCTTACGCTTACTGCTACGACATCACTGACGGCAGCAGAAAGCGGTGAGACATACTTTTTGTCTTCGGCTACTGAATTCGTAACCACTCTGCCCGCACCAGCTGCTGGTTTGACATACACCTTCATTGTGGCTGCGGCACCTTCTGGCGCCAGCTACACGATCGTGACCAACGGCAGTGCCAACATCATTAAGGGCCAAGCGTATCCCGCTTCTGGCGCCGCTGGTGATACAGGCACAGCCGATGACACCATCTCTTTTGTAGATGGCTCGTCAGTTGCAGGCGATCGCGTAACTGTCATCAGTGACGGTACAAGCTGGTTTGCTTATGCGCATTGCGCGGTGGCAGCTGGCGTGACTTTCACAGCAGCTTCTTAATCAATCTTTTCCTAAAGGAATAAATCATGTCATACAACATTGGACAAATTAACAGCGGTTATCTTTCGCTGACCGCTGCCGGCCTAGCCGAAGGCACAAACGCTAACACGTTTAAGACTACAAACACTTTGACTTACACAAGCAATGGCGTTTTCAAGTCTTACGCTGCTACCGACAACTTGACCTTTACTGCCGGCACCGCTTTGGGTAACTCTCAGGCTTGCTTGTTTGCAGTGTGGATTACAGGCGCTGGCGCCGTGTCGACCACACAAGGTCCTATCGTTGCTGCTGGCGATCCTTGCCCAGTGCCCGGTCAGGTCACATCCGGTACAACTTTGGTCGGTTTGATCAAAGTGACTACCAGCTCTTCTGCTACCTTTACTCCCGGCTCGACCGACCTCGGTGCCGCCGGTATTACCGACGTGTTCAGCGATTGCATGGACATGCCCGGTTCAGCCCAGTAAGTTGCCATCCTCTCTTAACAGAGGGTTTTGCAGGTTGCCTTCGGGCAGCCTGCTTTTTGGCAGACCGATTTTTTAAACCTAACGGAGAATGAAGATGGCAAAAAAAGAAGTAGTCGCAGGAATTGAAATCATTGACGACACACCAACAGTTGATCCGGTTTCCCAAGTTGTAGATTTTCGCGAGCTTGCAGCAAGCGAAGCATTCATGAATGAGATGGTTGAAGTCATGGTGCATGCCAGCACTGACGAAAATCAATCGCCTCATGTAATTCTCAACTGCAATGGAACTAATCAACCAATCATGCGCGGCGTGCCAATGCGCGTTCGTCGCAAGTACGTTGAGATCTTGGCCCGTATGAAAGAAACTAAATACAGCCAAGTAACTCGCAACCCAGCAGCGCCTGATCAGATTGACATGATTGCGCGCCATGGTTTGGCATATCCTTTTGAGTTGATGCACGACGACAATCCTCGTGGCCGTGCATGGCTTCAAAACGTTTTAGCCGAACCCGCTTAAACACAGGGTGACCTAGTGAACTATCTCCAGCTTATCAACCGACTGCGCGTGGAGTGCGGCGTCTCTGGCGCCAGCACGCCGCTGATCACCGTTACTGGTTTGACCGGCGAATCCTACCGGATGGCAAGCTGGATCAATAGTGCTTGGGTCGATGTGCAAACGGCCAAGGAAGACTGGCAGTGGATGCGTTATCCAGTGCAATTCAACACGGTCACACAACAACAAATCTACACCCCCACCGAAGCCGGTGTGGGGTCTACTTTTGGAAACTGGAAACGTGATAGTTGGCGCGCTTCGTCTGTAGGACAGAACTACAAAGACGAGCAGCTGATGAACTACATGGACTACACGACGTTTCGCAACCTGTACATGTACGGGAACATGCGCACAACGTATGCGCGCCCTGTGGTCGTCACGGTTGACCCAGATAAGAACTTGGGTTTTGGATCAATACCTGATCAACCCTACGTCATTGTGGGTGAGTACTATGTTCAGCCAACAGAGTTTGTTGCGGCCACTGACGCACCGCCCAGTGTGTTTCCTACGCGCTTTCAAATGATGATCGTCTACAGAGCCATGATGTTCTATGGCGGTTACGAGTCAGCGCCTGAAGTTTATCAGCGCGGTGAATTTGAATTTAAGCGGTTGATGAACCGTTTGGACATTGACCAGCTGCCAACCGTTGTCAGCGGCCCGCCCCTCGCTTAAAGAGCTCAGATGCCACTGACCACTCCCAAAGTTAATTACGATTTGATCCGTCTTAACGGCGGTTTGGATCAGGTCACGCCAACACTTTCTTTGCCCCCGGGCGTTGTTCGCCGGGCGGCAAACTTTGAGTGCAGCATTACGGGCGGCTACACCCGCGTCGCGGGCTATGAGCGTTTTGATGGTAGACCAAGTCCGTCTTCTGCCAACTACAACATTTTGGTCTTTACGTTTACGGCCACGGTTACGGTTAACCAAACAGTTACCGGCTCTACGTCCGGCGCAACTGGTCGCGTTATCGCGGTCAATACGACCTCTTTGGTTATTACCCGAGAGACCGGGACTTTTGTTGCCGGAGATGTTTTAAACAACGGGTCCGGTTTTGTGGGCACTATTACAGAAGTGCAAGGCGTGGCGGCCGATGGCCTGATTGACGCCCAATACCAAAACCTTGCGGCCGACAACTACCGAGCTGACATCACTGCCGTGCCCGGAGCAGGATCTGTTCTTGGTGTAGCCTATTACAACGGCACGACTTACGCTTGGCGCAATAATGCCGGTGGCACGGCTGCTGTAATGCACCGGTCAAGCAGCTCTGGTTGGGTTGCTATTGCGCTTGGCAAAACAATGTCGTTTAGCAACGGCGTGCTGCTGATACCAGACGGTGTTACCTTAACCGGTCAAAGCAGCGGGGCCACAGGCGTGGTTGCACGTACGGTTCTTGAAGACGGTACGTACGCGTCAAGCAACGCGGCTGGACAATTGATTTTGTCCAGCTCTACTGGAACGTTTACGGTCGGTGAGAATTTGCGTATAGGTGCTACTACTTACGCGCAAGCGGCTTCTGTAGCAACTCAAATCACTTTAGCGGCTGGCGGTCGATACGAAACCACTGTTGCAAATTTTGGCGGTGGCACGGCAAATTACAAACTGTATGGGGTAAGCGGTACAAACAGTGCTTTTGAGTTTGATGGCACGACTTACGTGCCAATCAGAACCGGCATGGCCGTTGATACGCCTTCACATATTTGCTTTCACAAACAGCATTTGTTTTTGAGCTT